CAGGGATGCCAGACTTTGAAGCAGGCCAGTTAGTTAGTGCAGTTCAACAACTAAATAAAGACGTTGAATCGTTAACACGAACAATGGCTAAACTAAATGACCGACTTGCTGCTCAAGAGATACAACTAGCTAAAGGTAAAGGAATGGCGGCTGGTGTGATTGTTTTAGCAGCTATTTTAGGTGGTGTTTCATCTTATATAATGAACAAAATGTGAGGCATCTATGGCACTAATTCCGTTAGACTTACCAGCAGGCGTTTACCGCAACGGCACTGATTTACAGTCTCAAGGTCGCTGGCGTGATTCTAACCTAGTACGTTGGTTTGATAATACATTGCGGCCTATTGGTGGCTGGCGTACACGCAGCGACACTGCTAGTGACAAGAAAGTGCGTGGTATGCACTCTTGGATTGCTAACAACTCAGATCGTTGGATTAGTGCAGGCAGTTATAATAAATTATACGTCTATAACGGTGCTGGCGCACGATACGACATTACACCAACGGGATTTACAGCAGGCAATGAAGATGCACTTACGCCAGTAGGTTATGGTAATTCATTTTACGGGCAAGAATACTACGGCACACCAAGACAAGAATCAGTAACGATTACACCAGCAACAACTTGGTCTATGGATTCATGGGGACAGTATTTAGTAGCCTGTTCAAGTTCAGATGGTAAGGTTTACGAGTGGCAGTTAAACACTGGAACCATTGCAGCAGTGGTGGCTAATGCACCCGTCAATAATCGCTCAATCCTAGTCACAGAAGAACGATTCTTAATGTGCCTTGGTGCTGGTGGTAATCCACGCTTGGTTCAATGGTCAGATCGTGAAGATAACACTGTCTGGACACCCGCAGCGACTAATGAAGCTGGCAGCTTAGAACTACAGACTACAGGGCGTATTCAGTGTGGCGTTAGGGTACAAAACCAAGCCTTGATACTGACCGACACAGACGCTCATGTGGCTACCTACAGTGGCCCACCTTATGTCTTTGGCATTGAACGGATTGGCACATCATGTGGCATTGTATCTAGTCAGGCTGTTGCTACAGTAGACAAGGGCGCAGTGTGGATGGGCAGTCGTTCATTCTACACTTACAGTGGTGGTGCTGTGTCAGAGGTTAATTGCGAGGTTGCTGATTATGTATTCTCAGACATTAACCACAGCCAGATCAGTAAGGTTGCAGCCGTATCTAACGCAAACTTTGGTGAGATTTGGTGGTTCTACCCATCGGGCAGTTCTAACGAAAATAACCGCTATGTCGTGTATAACTACAACGACAACACATGGGCAATAGGCGTTTTAGCTAGAACTGCTGGTGTGGACGCAGGCGTATATCGCCAACCTATTATTGCTTCTGCTACGGACAAGAAATTGTACGAGCATGAGATTGGATTTAATTACGATGGTGGTGAGCCGTTTGCAGAATCAGGCCCAATATCCATTGGTAATGGCGATAATGTAATGTCAGTCACCCAGATGATACCTGATGAAAAGACCCAAGGTGACGTTGACGCTACGTTCAAAACTCGATTCTATCCCAACGATGTGGAAAGAACATACGGCCCATTTAATATGGCAAACCCCGTTAGTCTACGTTTTACTGGCAGACAAGTCAGGATACGCGTTGAAGGCGTTAATGCTGATGATTGGCGCGTTGGCATTAATAGATTGGAAGTCAAACAGGGTGGTAGACGTTGAGCATATTAGACCAGCCACCAAAGCTGATTAATCTTAACTGGCTTCAGTGGGCGCAAAGAACATCAATATGGCTAGCCACAACGCGTAGTGCTTTACGGCATCGTGGGGCAGGCGAGTCAGCAGCCGAAGATGGTGTATTGCTGTGGAATCAAACTGGCGAATACCCTGTTATATCTGTTGATGGTGCGTATGTTCCTGTACAGATTGCTAGGGGCTACACGGTGTCAGCATTGCCCACGGGCGTAGTTGGTCAACGTGCTTATGTGACTGACGCGGCTTCACCAAGCTTTGGTGCTGCGGTAAGTGGTGGCGGTGCGGTTGTTATACCCGTATTCCGTAATGCAACGGCTTGGATAGTAGGTTGACCGAGTTACAGCGTTGCAGGGAATGGATAGAGGCGGCTTTAGAGTACAGTGGTGGCACACACCTTTATGAAGATGTTGTGACTGCTGTGGTAGAAGGCAAGATGCAATTATGGCCTGCTGAGAAATCGTGCTGGGTTACTGAGATTACGGTATACCCACGCAAGAAGGTGCTTCATGTGTTTCTAGCTGGTGGTGATTTAGATGAAATTATGGGGATGCACGAATCAGTGGTACAATGGGCCAAAGATCAAGGCTGTGAAGGCATGACTTTGACAGGTCGCAAAGGTTGGGTTAGAGCGTTACAGGATAATGGCTGGAAACCCCAGCAGCTAACTTTATTAGAAAAGAGGTTTTAAAATGTCAAAGGGCGGCACTACATCGGGTAGCACAGAGATTCCAGCATGGTTAGAAAGTGCTGCTATTGAAAACATCAACAAAGCGCGTGACGTATCCCAGATTGGCTATGTGCCTTACTACGGGCCTGATGTAGCCGCTTTCTCACCAATGCAACAGCAGAGTATGCAATCTACTGGAAACGCTGCTAGTTCCTTTGGATTGGCCCCACAGGGCTTTAACGCAATGGCTGGTATGCCACAGGCTCAGACTTTTGCAGGCGGTGTGCAGGGCTACTCAAGCGCACCCTTGTACGAGCAATCACTAGACAAGCTATTTGCTAACGCACCAGCACAATATCGTGCCATGAATGATATGTTTATTGACCCGTTTACTGGCGCAAGACCAAGGGGTGGATATGGTGCTACACCAACACAAGTAAGCCAAATGTCATCTGGTGGTGGTAATGGCGGTGATGGTTACAGTTCTACGATGGAACATCATAATGCTTTTTTAAATCGCATGAGAGAAGAGGGTGCTTCTGACGTTTACGACTCAATTTATCAACAGACATATACGGCAGGAGATTTGGTGAATGGTGATACTTTTGTTGGTGACGATGGGCTTAATTACACAGTTGGCTATGATGTTGGACAAGTAGACCCTAGTTTAGCTAACGCAGTACAGCGAAATAAAATTAATGAAGTAAGAAGTAATTCATCTGCTGTAGGAAGTATTCTTGGAAATACATTACAAGGCTTCCCACTAAGCCGTCTTTTTGAAGGAATTACAGGTACTGCTCCATTTAATTCTAATGATGCGCCAAGAGGAAGTTTATCTAATGTTGATGTAAATGATGGCAGGTTTGCTAATATTATTGGTTATGAGCAAGAAAATGCTAGGGCGCAGGCAGATGCAGCAATCCGACAAGCAGGCATTGATGCTAATAATTTCTCTGGAATGGGTTATGACCAACCGCAAATTCAAGGCGGTTTATTAGGTAACTCTCCCTATCAAGCAGATGGAAACGAGCAGGCTTTAGCACAGGCTAGGATGCAAGAAGACATTAGGGCCGAGCAAGCAGCACAACAAGCAGCAGTAGCAGAGCAACAAGCAGCGCAACGCGCAGCGCAACAAGCTAAAATAGATCAAATTAAGAAATTGACTGCACCTGTTGCTAAAAGCACAGTTAATAGCGGCCCTAGCGACAGAGGCGGCAGCACATATAGTGGTGGCGGTAAAGCAGCAAGAGATGGTTATGGCGGCATTTCTGGTGGCGGTGGCAGGTAAGCCATTAATTTAAGTTATAAGGAATAATATTATGGCAGGCGCACCAACAGGCGGTTTTAACGTCAATCAAGCAGCAGCAGGCGGCATCCAGCAAGCAGGCATGGGTGCGGCACAAGGCATGAACTATAGGCCAATGGCAATTACTGCACCTACTCAAGCTGGGTTAGAGCAGTACACCAATCCCTATGAGACTCAGGTGGTTAACCAATCACTAGCAGACCTAGAGCGTAGCCGACTAATGGCCCAGAACGTAGGTGGCGCACAAGCAAGCGCAGCTAACGCATTTGGTGGCTCACGGCAGGGTATTGCAGAGGCGGAGACTAATCGGGCCTTTGCAGATCAAGCAGCCCGTACAGCGTCAGGATTGCGTCAGACAGGCTATCAGAACGCACAGAGTATGGAACGTCAGGCCCAGATGCAAAACCAAGCAGCAGGCTTATCAGGCGAACAGCAGCGCATGGCAGCAGGTCAGCAGTTAGGTAGCTTGTCTAATCTAGGTTTTGGTATGGGACAGACCATACAGGGCCGCATGGATCAGCAGGGTGCAATGCAACAAGCATTACAGCAGCAGTTGATTAATGCAGGTAAGCAACAGTACGCAGGCTACACTGGCGCACCAGCACAATCATTGCAGTATTTGTTACAGGCAGTAGGTGGCGCACCAGCCTCACAACAGCAGACAGAGACTTATGACGCAGGCTTGTTTGACTATCTGACGTTAGGCGCAAAGGCTTATGCTGGATTTGGGGGTTAATATGGGCTTATTAGATAACATTGGTAACAAGCTATCCTCAATGTCAGACGATGATAAGCGAGGCATGGCTCTAGGCTTGGCTTCTGGCTTTGCAGGCATGAGTGGTAATCCTAACACTAATAGCATTATGGCTGGTATTGAAGGTCAACAGGCGGCTTTGGCTGCTAGGCGTGAGAAGACTTCTGCTAGTGATAAGCTAGCCTCACAGTCTGCTATGGCTATTAAGATGCTTGGTGATAAGTTCCCTATGCTAACTCAAGCCTTGCAAGCAGGTATTATATCTCCTAACGATGCTATTACGGCTGCAAGAAAAGGTGCTGACGTTAAGGTTGTAGGTAAGTCTTTAGTGGATATGGAAGGTAATGTTTTATTTACAAGTGAGGATACAGGTAGCGACAGTACAACAGCATTTGATACTTTAAAACTTAGGGCAAAAGACGCTGGTCTTGTAGAAGGCACGCCAGCCTATCAACAGTTTATGATAGAGGGTGGGGCCAAGAAAGGCATGGCCTTTACATCAGATGGCAAAGGTGGCTTTACCTTAACTCAGGGTGGGGCTACCGTAGGTAAGCCAAAAACAGAAGGACAAGCCAACGCTACTGGGTTTTGGGATAGAGTTGCAAAAGCTAATAAAAACTTAGAAGGATTGGAAGATCAAGGTACTAGTTTTGCAGGAAATGTTCTTGCATCTTTACCACTTGGTACTGGTAACTGGCTTCAAACATCAGAGTTTCAGTTGTATTCACAATCTCAAGAAGATTGGATTAATGCTGTATTGCGTGATGAATCTGGTGCTGCTATTGGCCCTGCTGAATTTGAAAGTGCTAAGACTCAGTATTTCCCACAGGTAGGTGATAAGCCAGCAGTCATATCTCAAAAGAGAGCAAACAGAAAAACCAAAGAGTTAGGTCTATGGACAAAATCAGGTCAGGACACCACATTCCCTACTGGTTATTCGCCATCAGAAACTACAGTTACGACAAGAAAACGCTGGAATCCGCAGACAAGAAAGCTTGAGGAAGTCTAACCATGATAGAAGTAGAAGGCCCAGATAACCAGATTATAGAGTTTGAAGACGGAACCAGTGATGCTGAAATTGAAAAGGTAATGGCTGAAATTTATTCTGCGCCTCAAGCCCCATCAGCAGATTGGATGCAGAATCTAAAAGAGCGTGACTATCTACAGCAAGCACCTTTGACTGCTAGGGCATTAAAGCAAGCAGAGGGTATACCATTTGTTGGTGGCTGGCTGCAAGATATAGCAAGCGCAGTATCGCCAGAGCTTGAAGCAAAAAGAAAAGCCTTATCAGAAGCCAAGCAATCTCAAGACCCTATTGAAAGCACTGCTCTGCAAGTTAGTGGTGCTGTAATTCCATCAATTATTGCTGCGCCATTGGCTGCTCCAGCTTCATTTGTTAGCTGGTTATCTAAACTTCCTACATTCCAGAAGATAGCGGCTGTATCAGGCACAGGTGGTGTGCTTGGTTTAGTAGAAGGCGCAGTAAGTGGTGCTGGTAGAGGCGGTGAAGGTGGGCGTTTAGAGGGGGCAATAGAAGGTGGAGCCATAGGCGGTGCTGGTGGTTTTGCTGGTGGTTTATTGCCTCCAGCCTTAATTAAAGGTTATGAAAACCTAAAGTCATCATTTAGAAATGTAGGCGCAGAGCAAATAGCTGCATCTTTAAAGATATCAGTTCCATCTGCTCAAGTATTATCAGCTACATTTCGGGATGCTGGGACAGACGTTAAAACTGCGCTTCAAAATATCTTTAACGCAGGTGAAGAAGGTATGGTGGCTGACTCTGGTTTTGCAGCACAGGCATTACTAGACGCTTCAGCAGCGACAGGTGGTAGAGCCTCTCAAATAACGGCTGAAGAGGTTACAGGTCGGGCAGCTAGGCAAGGTGCAGCACTATCAACTTCTATGGATGATGCTCTGGGGGCGTTACCTAAAGTAGACGATCAAGCAGCAGATGCTTTAGACATGGCAGAAAACATTGCTTTATCTACAAAAGTTCAAAGGCAAGAGGCATACGATCTAGCCTACAACACGCCTATAGACTATAGTTCTCAGGCAGGTATGCAGATAGAAAATGTATTTAACAATATACCAAAACGGTTTAAAGGTAAGGCAATAGAAAAAGCTAACGATCAAATGAACCTTGATGCTTTGAAATCAGGACAGCCTAAGCCTCAACAGATAATGGCTGATATTGCTGACGATGGAAGTGTTACGTTTAGAGAAATGCCAAACCTACGCCAGCTAGATCAAATCAAGCAAATGATTGGTGCGGTAGCATTTAAAGAAGTTGATGCCTTTGGTAGACCAACAGCAGACGCTTTGGATGCGGTGCAATGGTATCGCCAAGTGTCAGATAGCTTAAAGAATGCCTCGCCTGAGTATAGAAAAGCAGTTGAGTTGGGCGGTGATAAGATTAGTTTAGATAATGCGTTAGAGATTGGTTTAGGTATGTTAAGCCCTAAAACTTCTGCAAGGGACGTTATTAGGTCATTAAAAGGTGCTGATGCTGTTGAAAAACAATACGCAAAACTTGGAGTAAGAAGTGCTGTTGATGATTTAATAAACAATGTTAAAGCAACTATTGCCTCCCCTGACATTGACATAAATACACTGCGAACAGTTTTTACTCAGCTATCGTCTAAAAATTCTCGTGAAAAAATAAAATCACTTTTAAGTGCTTCAGAAGCTAAACAATTATTTAAAGACTTAGATCAAGCACAAATGTCTTTAGCGTTAAGGGCGGCTGTTGCAATGAATTCAAAAACTAGCATTAGAATAACGCAAAAAGAAATGGTCGATGACATAACTGATATTGGCGCGTTTGCTCATCTTCTAAGGTTAGAGCCAGCACAGGCAAGTCAAAAGGTTGTTCAGAAAATAACAGGCGAAACTGACCAACTTAGCGTTATGGCACGAAAAGAGATATACACTGATATAGCAAAAGTATTAACCCAGATGAAAGGCAAAGAGGCTAGAACAGCATTAAAGGTTATAATAAGAGCATCAAAAGCAGAACAAGTAAGTAATGCCGAATTACAAGCCGTTAGTGATTTACTGCTTCAGCGGTCAGGATTTGCTACAATAGCCGCTGGTTCAGAGTTAGCGCAGACAAGGATTAACGGGGAATAGTAATGCCACAAATGACAGAGCAAGATATTCAAAGCGCAATTAAAGACGCGATACAAAGTGCTATTGACTACGTTGACAGTGACATTGCAGGCCAGCGTGAACGCGCTCAGAGTTACTTTGATGGCAACGTAGACCTAGAGCATGAAGAAGGTCGCTCACGAGTTGTATCTACAAAGGTGCGTGATGTGGTGCGTGGTGCTAAACCAAGCCTGATGCGAATCTTTATGTCTAACAACAAGTTTGTGGAGTTTACGCCTAAAGGCCCAGAGGACGTTCAAAGTGCTGAACAAGCAACGGCTTACTGCCATTGGGTATTTAACAAGGCTGGTGGCTACAACGTACTTAGCAATGCTATCCATGACTCCCTAGTTAAGAAGGTCGGTCTGGTTAAGGTCTGGTGGAATACTGAGACAATCGCTAAATCGTACACCTATGAAAATTTAAGTGATGAAGAAGTACAGGTTTTAGTATCAAAAGACGGTGTTGAAGTTGTAGAACATCGACAAGAGATTGAGATGGAGATGGATGAGTTTGGCTTAGACGTTGAGCGAAACAGCCACAGCATGGTCATTTCTCATAAGTATGAAGAAGGTGAGATGGTCATCGAAGGCATCCCACCAGAGGAATTTTTCATTGATGGTTCGGCTAAATCCATTGACGATGCTTACATCTGCTGTCACAGAAGCGAGAAACGCGCAGGCGATCTTGTGGCTATGGGTATTGACCAAGATGTAGTTGATAATCTGTCAGGTACAGATGAAGATACGTTGATTGGTGGCGTAGAAAAGATACAGCGTTTTGGTGAATCAATTCAAGACGATGAGGATGTGGATAATGACCCGTCAATGCGTCTAGTGTTGGTCACAGAGGCTTATATGCGTTTAGACGCAGAGGGTGATGGCGTACCAACATTACACAAGTTCCTTTGCGGTGGCACTGATTACGAAGTATTAGAAATGGAGCCGTGGGACAAAGCCCCGTTTGCTGACTTCCAAGTTGACCCAGAGCCACACGCCTTCTATGGACGTTCTTTGGCTGAATTGGTATTACATGACCAAGACACCACCACCAGCGTACTACGCGGCATTTTAGACAACGTAGCCCTAACCAACTCACCACGACTAGAAGTAATGGAAGACATGGTGGAGATGGATGACGTACTTAATAACGAAGTGGGTGCAATTATTCGTAGTGAGCAGATTGGCTCTGTTAACCCACTAACGGTTCCCTTTGTTGCAGGTTCTACGTTACCAGCATTGCAGTATCTTGATATGTTGGTTGAAGAGAAGACAGGTATTAGTAAAATGTCTATGGGCGTTAATGCTGATATGTTGCAGAATACATCTGCTACTGCTGCGGCACTTACTGCACAAGCTGGTGCTGGACAGGTCGAGGTAATGGCGAGAAACCTTGCTGAAGGCGCAAAGAAGCTATTCCAGCTAATGCTGCACGTTGCGATACAAAACTCCCCAGACGAGCAAATGATGCGTCTGAACGGGCAATTTGTGGGTGTTGACCCATCAGTGTGGGATTCCAGCATGGACATGGAAATCAATGTCGGTCTAGGCACTGGTCAGGAAGATGCTAAAGCAGCAGCGTTAATGCAGACGTTCCAGACTCAACAGCAGATTTGGCAGACCTACGGCCCTAAGAACGGCCTAGTCTCAATGACACAGATGCGTAACACGTTAGCAGACACATTGGCACTGAGTGGGTTTAAGAATGTTGACCGATATTATGCACCAATGACCGTAGAGATTGAGCAGCAGTTAATGGCTGAGATGGCTCAAGAAGCAGAAGCGGCTCAACAGGCAGCATTAGAGCAAGGTCAGCAGGGCGATCCAATGGCGCAGGCACTAATCCAAGCAGAGCAGATTAAGGCACAGGCAAGTATGCAAGGCCAGCAGATGAAGTTGCAGGGCAAGATGCAAGGCGATCAGATTAAGATGCAAGCAGATATGCAAGTTAAAGCGGCTCAGATGCAGTCTAAGCAGGGTACTGAACTGGCTGAATTGCAACTCAAGTATCGTGAGCTACAGTCATCTAATGACTTAGAGCGTGACCAGATGAACCAAGACCTTCTTGTGGAGGCTGCT